CCATCATTGGTCAACAATGCTATCCGTACATTGATGGCTCAGTTGAAAGACTACCAAGCAGGTACGGCTGGTGACAATGTAACTGTAGGCGGTAACTTATCTGTTACTGGTACATCTACGCTGACAGGCACTTTAACGGCTACTGCGGGTCTTTCTGGCCCTCTCACATCGTCTTCTGCCACTATTACTGGTGGAACAATCAATGGTGCGGTGATTGGTGGCTCATCTGCTCAAGCCATTACAGGAACTACAGTAACTGCATCCACAGGCTTTGTGGGTGGTTTGACAGGTAACGTAACTGGTAACACTACAGGTACGCACACAGGGGCTGTAACTGGTAATGTCACAGGTAATTTGACAGGCAATGTCACAGGTAACGTAACTGCTGCTTCTGGAACTTCTACGTTCAATAATGTGACCATTGATGGCACATTGGACATGAGTTCTGGAACAGTAGGAACAATCACAGGATTGGCTACACCAGTTAACGCATCTGACGCAGCTACTAAAGGTTATGTAGATACTGCTGACGCTTTGAAGTTGAATCTAACTGGCGGCACTATGTCTGGTGCTATAGCTATGGGTACAAACAAGATTACAGGGCTTGGTACTCCTACTGCTGATGCTGATGCAGTAACCAAGTCTTATGTAGATGCTATTGCCCAAGGTATTGATGCTAAAGCCTCTGTGGTCGCTGCCTCTACTGCTAACCTTACGTTATCTGGCGCACAGACCATAGACGGAGTTTCTGTTATTGCAGGTGACCGAGTATTGGTTAAAGACCAGACTACAACTACCAACAATGGTATCTACTTGTGTGCATCTGGTTCATGGACTAGAACAACAGACGCTGACACTTATTCAGAGTTAATTGCTGCTTACACCTTTGTTGAAGGCGGTACAGTAAACGCTAATAACGGCTTTATCTGTACTATTGTAGCGGGTGGTACTTTAGGCACTACGCCAATTACCTTTGCTCAATTCTCTGGTGCTGGTCAGGTTACTGCTGGTACTGGCATGAGCAAGACAGGTAACACGCTTAACGTGAATACTGCATCAAGCGCACGCATTGTTGTTGGTGCTGATGAGATTGACTTGGCTACAACTGGTGTTACTGCTAGTACATACAAGTCTGTAACTGTTGACACATTCGGACGTATTACAGCAGGTACGAATCCTACGACTATCGCTGGTTTCGGTATCACAGATGCTTACACAAAGACTGAAGTTGATACTTCTCTGAGTGGTAAGTTATCGACTACTGGCGGCACGATGTCGGGTGCTATTGCGATGGGTACGTCTAAGATTACTGGATTGGGTGACCCTACCAATAACCAAGACGCTACCACTAAGACTTATGTGGATGGCATCTTAGGTAGTGCAACTTCTGCGGCAACAAGTGCTGCTGCTGCTGCGACTTCTGCATCTAACGCTTCTACCAGTGCTTCTAACGCATCTACAAGCGCAGGAAATGCCTCTACAAGCGCAACGGCTGCCGCTGCTAGTGCTACTGCTGCTGCCTCTACTTATGATGACTTTGATGACCGATATTTAGGTTCTAAAGCATCTGCACCATCTGTTGACAACGATGGTAACGCTTTGCTTACGGGTGCTTTGTACTGGAACACATCGACTAATAACTTATTTGTGTGGACAGGTTCAACATGGACTAACGCAGCGTTTACAGCAGGTTCATTTGCTACTTTGACAGGTACTGAAACCCTGACAAACAAGACCCTGACAAGCCCTGTATTAACTACTCCTCAATTGGGAACACCTGCAAGCGGTACTCTTACAAACGCTACTGGTCTTCCTTTAACTACTGGTGTAACAGGAACTTTACCAATAGCAAATGGTGGTACAGGTGCATCTACTCTAGCAGGGGCTAACATTCCCGTTGTCAATGTTGCCAACACTTTTACTGGCACACAGACTTTCTCAGGTACATCATCAGCTACAGCCATTGTTTTAAACGATGCAGCAGAGGTAGCTACAGTATCAGCTACTGCGGCTACTGGAACGATTAACTACGACATTACCACTCAGTCTGTTCTGTACTACACAAGCAATGCAAGTGCTAATTGGACAGTTAACTTCAGAGCCTCTAGCGGTACTTCACTAAACACTTTGATGAGTACAGGTCAATCAATGACTGTGGCTTTCTTAGTCACTCAAGGCTCTACTGCTTATTACAACTCTGCTGTGCAAGTTGATGGCACTACATCAGGTGTTACAACAAGATGGCTAGGTGGTGCGCCTACTGCTGGTAATGCTAGTGGCATTGATAGCTATCGTTATTTGATTATCAAGACAGGTAGTGCAACATTTACAGTCTTGGCAAGCAACACACAATTTAAGGCTTAAACCATGCCATTACAAGCAACTTCTGGTGCAGCTTCTTATGATGCCTTTGGTGGTGGTGTTCCTGTTGTTCCCGCATATATTGAAGAAGTATTCAGCACATATCTTTACACGGGTAATAGTTCTACTCAAACCATTACCAACAATTTAGATTTATCAACTAAAGGTGGGCTTGTTTGGATTAAACCAAGAGCGTCCGCAAATTCAAACAGCCATGTTTTGAATTTTGCTAGTAATGGAAGTTATTTATCAAGTAATACCACCAATGATGTGGCAATAGGTTCTGGAATTACATGGAACACAACTGGCTTTAATTTGCCATCTTATGATTTATCTAATCAATCTGGCATTACCTACGTCTCATGGACATTCCGCAAGCAACCAAAGTTCTTTGATGTTGTGACGTGGACGGGTACGGGTTCTAATACAACAATTTCTCATGGATTAGGTTCAGTTCCTGCTTGCATAATGGTAAAGCGCACAGATACAACTGGAGCATGGCAAGTTTATCATCGTTCATTAGCAAACACAGAATATTTAGTTTTAAACACAACAGCTTCAACAGCAACTGGTGCTACACGTTGGAATAGCACAACTCCAACGTCCTCAGTATTTAGCCTTGGAACTGATGCAACTGTTAACGATTCTGGTGGCACTTATGTAGCGTACATTTTTGCCCATGACGCAGGAGGCTTTGGCCTAACTGGTACAGACAATGTAATTTCGTGTGGGTCGTTTACTACTGATGGTAGTTCAAAGGCTACTGTGAGCCTTGGATATGAGCCACAATGGTTGATGTATAAAACAACAAATATATCTAACGGGTGGGTCATGGTTGATACCATGCGGGGTATGGGGTTTGGGGCGAACAATAGATTATTTGCTAACTCTGATGCTGTGGAAGGTAATTATGGCGATGGAACATCTATACCAACTGCAACAGGATTTAATATTGATTTAAGTGTTGCTGGCGGATTTTTTGCTAGTCAACCATTTATCTACATAGCAATTCGCAGAGGCCCGATGAAAGTGCCTACTGTGGGGACAAGTGTGTTTCAGCCTGTTACATACGCAGGTAATGGTGGAACGCAAACAATTAGCACAGGAAAAACATGGCCTCAAGATTTGTTAATTGGTTGGGATAGAAATGGCTCTTTTAATGCTGGTGTTGCCAGTAATTCTTCCCCTGTAATAGACAGACTTAGGGGTTTTTATACTGGAAGTGCTGGTAATGCAGGGCCAAATTTAGCGACATATAGCACATCAAGCGAAGCATCGACTACAAGTGGCATAGAAATCAATCAACAGTTTGATTATGCGGTCAATTACACATCAGGAAACTTAAACGCTTCTGGTAGAAATTATGTAGATTATTTGTTTAGACGTGCGCCATCGTTTATGGATGTGGTTTGCTATACAGGGACGGGCGTTGCAAATAGGCAAATAAATCATAACTTAACTGTAGCGCCAGAGTTGGTGATATGTAAAGCACGAAATAACGGATCGCAAGAGTGGCGGGTGCTTTCAACTTCGCTCAGTCAGGTCAGTAAAATAAATGGGGCATCTGCGTTTTCTACAACCAATTTAGTTATTTATTTTGGAAATGACACGTCTTATATTGCCCCAACTTCAAGTGTGTTTACTGTTGGTAGCGCAGGAGATACGAATAGCAATACCGTTACGTATGTTGCCTACCTTTTTGCAACCTGCGCAGGTGTTTCCAAAGTAGGCTCATACACAGGCAACGGCTCAAGCCAAACAATCAATTGTGGCTTTACTAGCGGTGCTAGGTTTGTTTTAATTAAACGTACAGACTCAACTGGTGATTGGATGGTGTCAGATTCAGCACGAGGAATTATTGCTGGAAATGACCCCTACCTTGAATTGAATAACACAAATGCAGAAGTCACTGGCGAAGATTGGTTAGACACAGACAGCACAGGTTTTGTTGTTAACGAGGTGTCCGGCTCTAACGCCAACACCAGTAGCGCAACCTACCTATTTTTAGCAATTGCTTGAGGTAATTAAAATGCAAATCAGAACACAATCAGGACAAGTAATGTACGAAGCAGAGTTTCGTGCATATCAAAAAGCCAATGGTGGCCCATCATGGGAAACAACAACAACTGAAGTCTTAGAGGCTTTGGGTGCTGATGTAGTCTTTGAAGGCCCACAAGCTACTGGCGGTACTGTTTACCAATACTCTCAAGCCTCTGGTGTTGAGCAGATTGATGGTAAGTGGTACACAAAGTATGTGCTTGGCCCTGTCTTTACAGATACCATTGTTGAGGGTGTAACTACCACAGCCGCAGAGCATGAAGTGGCTTACAAGGCTACTAAGGATGCTGAACAGGCTAAGTCTGTGCGTCAGACCCGTGATGATAAACTATCAGCAACTGATTGGAGATTTCGTAGCGATATGACTCCATCACAGGCATGGAAAGACTACTGCCAAGCATTGAGGGATGTTCCTTTGCAGAGTGGTTTCCCTTGGACTATTACTTGGCCTGATGCACCATGAACGAAGTCACCCATGCCCAAATCTACGAAAGACTGCTTGCAGTTGAGACTAAGGTAGATACCATCGACAAGAACACAAGCGGTCTTGTAGAGGCTATAAAGGCTGCCAATGGTGCTGTAAAGGTTCTTAACTGGATTGCATCTATTGCCCAACCTGTTTTATGGATAGGTGGGTTAGTCATTGCTGCTGGTGCTATCTGGCAGACATGGATTAAAAAGTAATGGATTGGCTAGAGACTCTTGTTGCTCTAGCCTTTATGTTTTGCTTTGTCATGTTTTGTATCCATATTATTCTTTGGGCAATGCCGTGAAATGGTTGTTGATGTCATCAATATTGTTTACATTGGTGGCATCTAGTAAAGAAAAAACTGAATATCGTTGTGTGCGGTGGGCATGGACAGGAGATGTGTATAACCGCAAAGTAGTATGCCTTGAGTGGCAAAA